CTGGCGCTGTGTCAGAGGTATTACGAGGCGGCGGGCGGCGACGTGTACACCGGGTTCAGCGGCAGTTCGGTCGGCAGCGGAACGTGGTCGGTCCGTCAGTATATTTCCTTCAACGTCATCAAGCGTGCCATCCCGACGATGAGTTATACGAACGTCCGTGCCAACTGGAGCGCGTATAATATTGCGTTGAACTTGGGCGGGTTTTCTTCCGAGTGCGGTACGAGCACGGCGACGACCGACCCGCGTCCGAACTTCCAGTGGCAAGCGAATGCGGAGCTTTGAGTATGTACACGAGCGCTTGTTACTTCACCCCTCCCGGCTTTAACGCTCCGAACGCGATCCGCGTCGACATCAACGGAGTGACCTCGTTCGTCCCGCTCGACCCGGCCAACAGCGATTACGCCGCGATGATGGCGCTCGTCGCGGCGGGCGAACTGACCATCGCACCGGCGGAGTAAGGCTATGGCTAACCACGACGCTCACCTGACTGAAACTGCAAAGTATATCGGAGATGCCGTGAGCGTCGGTACTGTTGTCGGCACGTTGGCTGGCATTCTGCCCGCCATCGCTGCCCTGATTACCATCATCTGGACATCCATCCGCATCTACGAGACCGACACGGTGCAGAAGATGCTGGGCCACAAGCAATGATGCAGACCCTGCTGCCTGTCGTCGGCACCGTCATCGACAAGCTGGTTGATCGCATTCCCGATCCGGCTGCGCGTGAGCGTGCCAAGCTGGAGGCAGAAGCGACGTTGCTTGCTGCTTCCATTGAAGAGATGAAGGGTCAGGTCGAGATCAACAAGATCGAAGCCGGTAGCTCTTCGGTCTTCGTGGCCGGATGGCGTCCGGCTATCGGCTGGTCTTGTGCATGTGCCTTTGCGTTCATGTACGTAGTTTCACCGATGATCGTCTGGCTTGGCGGCATATTCGGCTTTAGTCTACCCCAGCCCAAGTTTGACGCAGACGCTCTGATGAGTCTAACCTTCGGTATGCTTGGCGTTGCCGGGTTCCGTACTTACGAGAAGGTCAAGGGCGTAGCGCGTGGCTAACAACTTCGAACGCTCGCTGGCTTTCGTCTTGAAGCACGAAGGCGGATACGTCCACAACCCGCGCGATCCCGGTGGCCGTACCAACTTCGGCATCACTCAGGCGACCTATGAACAGTGGGTTGGTCGCATGGTCGATGAGCCTGAGATGCGGGCGCTGACCGTAGACGATGTGGCTCCGATCTACCGTGCCGAGTACTGGAACAAGGTGCGCGGTAATGATCTTCCGCTCGGTGTGGATTACGCGCTGTTCGACTTCGCGGTGAACAGCGGCGTGCGGCGTGCCGTGCGCACCATTCAGCGTATCGTCGGCGTGCATGATGACGGCGCTATGGGACCGTTCACTCTCGGTGCGATCAAGGCCACCGATGCACGCGATCTTATCGAAGACCTGTGCAATGCGCGCATGTCTTTTCTGATGACTCTCCCGCATTGGGATGCCTTCGGTCGTGGCTGGACGCGGCGCGTCAATGAAGTCGAAGACACGGCCAAATCCATGATCGGATAACGGATGCCGAAGCCTCCCCTGAGCGACGAGTTGCTGCGCGAGCGCGTGCGCCAATACAACCAGTTGGGAGGCAATGCAGCCGTACTGGCCCGCTCTCTCGGCATCCCTGCATCGACGCTGAAGAGCCAGATTGAAACGGCTCGTCACAAGTTCCCCGAACTGTTCCAGTACGAAGCGGGTCAAACCAACAAGCGGCTTCAGGGTTGGACGCTGCCGCAGATGGTGGCGCATGAGGTCGCAGACGGCTGCATTCTCGTCGGCAACGATCTGCACATCTGGCCCGGTGAGAAGCCGCTGATGTGGAAAGCCTTCTGTTCGGTAGCCCACAAGCTGAAGCCCAAGGCCATCGTGCTGAATGGCGATATGTTGGACGGTGCTCGCGTCAGCCGCCACGGCTCTGTGCTGGGTGCACGTGCGCCGAAGATTGATGAAGAGATAGACGCGCTGCATGACTGTCTGGCGATGCTGCCGAAATCATCCATACGAGTATGGACAATCGGCAACCACGACATGCGCGTGAACAACTACTTGGCGAATGCCGCGCCCGAGATGGACGTGTACGCCGGTCGCTTGGAAGATCGGTTCCCGCAATTGGAGTTCTGCTATGCGGTCACGTTCGGTTCGGTCGAAGTGCGGCATCGCTTTCGTGGCGGCATCCATGCTGCTTGGAACAACGCCCTCCACGCTGGCATCTCTACCGTCACCGGACATACGCACCAGCTACAGATTACTGCCGTTCGAAATCGCAACGGAACCCACTGGGGTGTCGAGGCTGGAATGCTTGGTGACCCTCGGTCGCGGGCATTCGAGTATCACGAAGGACAACCCAGTCGCGCTCACGAAGGTTTCGTGGTGCTTACTATGGATGATGATGGTGCGCTGATGCCGCCCGAGTTCTGCGAGATGGTGCGCGGACGGCCCGTGTTTCGCGGAAAGCCGGTTTACTGAAGCGCCAAGATCAGCAGCATCAGTAGAACTACGTAGAAGATCCACAGCACGATTTCGATCTGACGGTCACTCATCGGACGCGAACTCCACGTTCTCCCACAGCGCGACCGATGCTTCCTTGAACATCTGTTCCGCTGCGGCGAACTCCTCTTCCGGCATGGATGTCTTGCCGGGACCATATATCACCTCGGACACACCGGCTTGTATCAGCGTGCGGGCGCATGACGCGCACGGCATGTGCGTGACATAGACCGAACAGTCCGACGTACGTATGCCTTCCCGCGCCGCAAAGGCCACCAGATTGGCTTCGGCGTGCGAGGCATACAGATACTTTGTCGGACGCTCGAAACGCTCTGGCGCGTCTTCTACGCCGCGCGGCGGGCCATTGTATGCGGTCAGTCTGACCTCGCCGTCATTGCCGACCAGCACCGCACCGACCTTTGTGCTGTCCTTGGACTTCTTCGCAGCATGTTCCGCAAAGCCCATGTAGTACGTGATCCAGTCCATCAGTCTTTTTCCCTGATGCCGACGATCCCGTCTTCGGGATGTTCGATTGATTCATAGGCATATCTCAGGCCGTGTGTATCGAACGCCGTTAACGTTCTTCGCAGCGTGCCGCGCAACACGACCTTGGCGGTCTGCTCGGTAGCCTCCCAGCGATGATGCGACTTCTTCGGAGCGTAGCGCATCAGCACGTCGTAGCTGCCGTCATCGCGCATGTGCACGATCTCGAAACGGTCACGCATCGTATTTGCTGTTCGCTTTGTTGAACGGAACAATATTTCCATGCCGCTCAAAGTCACGCACAACGCCGATTATGCGATAAATACCGAACGTGCTTCCGGCATTATTCTTTGCTTCTTGTGCGGCGACCGACATTGCTTCTTTCTCGCTCTCGCACAGAAAGCAATGGATGTCGAATTGAGCGTATCCATCTTCGATGCGCGTAACGAAATACTTGTCTTTGACATTGCGGTTCATTGCTTGTTCTCCAGACGCTCGCTCGCCATCGTCACGGCTTTGACCATATGGCCGATGGATTTACGAAGCTGCTTGTTCTGATCTTTAAGATATTCGATCTCGCGGATCGCATCGCGCATAAGTTCTTCAAGCTCTTCCTGATGTCCCATATAGGACAAGTGCTCAAGCTGCGCTTTCAGTCTTTTCAGAATGCTTGGCATTGCGGTTCTCTCCCTTTACGAACTCTTGCAGTTGGTTTTCCATATCCGCTTGGACCTGTGCCAATACGATATGGTTGAAGTCGGAAGTCTGCGGGCCCGAGAACTGGGCGGCGAAGCCGACATAAGCGGCCAAGTCGATCCAGCTATCTTCATGCCCGCGCTGGTGGCTTAGACGGGACATCTTGATGGACATCATCACAACAGCGATGTCGAACGCCGTCAGCTTGGTGCCGAGAATGGCGGATGCGATGTTCGCCGCACGCACGAAGGACGGCAGCGCGTCTCCGTATTCCTCGCCACGCTGAACGGTGATCGACAGCGCACTCTTCAGTACCTCACGATAGTGCATTCTCTTTTTCCTTCAGCCTTTGTTCCCATTTGCGGATGCCATGTATCACCGTCGTGTGATCCCGCCCGCCCAAGAAGCGACCGATTTCAGGAAGCGACCACGTTGTTTCCCGACGCAAACGCCACATCAGATAATGCCGTGCCGCTACAACGTTCGGGTTCCGCTGCTGCCCGATCACTTCTTGAATGGTCAACCCGGTTTGCTGTGCAACCTCCAGCAACATGCTTCGTGCTATCCAGACCGGAGTGCGCTTGAACGACATTTCGTAGGCTTCATCGATAGGCTTTATGGAGACCGGCTTCGGCGGTATCGCTTCGATCTGTTCGGCCAACAACTGCTGCGTGCTGACGAGCAGAATGTCTCGCGCTGTAGGTTCAGGCTCTGCGACTTCTTCGCGGCTGGCGATGTTGATCGTCTGCGGCGGATAGAACTTCCGTCGTAGCTCCTTGTATCGAACCAAGAATGATAAGTCGTTCATGTCAGTTCTTCGTGTAGCTGGTGGCGTCGGCTTCGTGCATGTCGTAGATCGAACTGCAAGCCTTCAGCACGGTTTCTTTGTCATCCACCAAGTTGTTTACAGCAAAGCTCATGGTTGCGTTGACCAGCACATCCATCATGAAGCCGATCTGCAAGTGTTCGTCGTAGCCTTCCTCCTCGAAGAACGCGATGATTTCTTTCTGCATCTCGGCAAGCATCTGGTATGCTTCTTCGACATGCTCGCGTTCTTCATCGGAGTACTGGCTCATAGCTTTGCCTCTGCTCTGGCGGTGGCCTGTTCGCTCACCCACTCTTGGAAGCGCATCTTGATCCACTCGACTTCGGCCTTCCGCAGATTTGCTTCCGTTCGAAGATCGACCATGGACTTGATGTAGTCCTTCCACTCTGGTGAAGCCTTAACCATCGTCTCGCGTTTGGCAATCGACAGATCATCCGGCAGCTTGTTGATCCGCTCTGCCAGACACAGGCTCTTGCTTTCTTCCATCAGAGAGGCAGCGCCGTCGGCTTCGATCCACCGCTTCGCAGCCTCCCTGTACCGTTCGGACAGCGGGATCATCTAGGAGTTCCCATTGCTATTGCATATTCATCCAAAGCATCGAACATGTAGATGTCTGTGTTCGGCATCAAATCGCGAAGTCCGTGTTCGAAGACATTCATATCGACAGGCTTGGCTATATCAATGAGCATACCTTGATAGTTGTAAGCGAGCCACCAATACGCAGCCTTAACTACAGTGCGTGCCGCCTTTAGTTCTCGTTCCTTGATGTCCAATATGATCTTCAAGCGATCAATTTCGGCATCTTGCTCTTCGTAATAGTCCATCACTCACCCGCCAGCGCCACACGGCGCGCTTCGTACTCTTCGTTGAACGCCTCGCGCCACTGGGCGGGCCACGTCATGGCTTCGTCCCGCAGCATGGCCTTCAGATCGCGCAGCAGATCGACGCTCTCGCACTGGCGCACCATGCGTTCGATCTCACCCCAGCGGTTCGGGTTCTCCTTCTTCAGCGAGTAGGACGACTTCGGCTTGCCGGGTTCGGCCTTGGTGCTGAACGTGGCGTCCTGATCCAGATCGGGATCGTCGCCCGTCTCAAGCCCCAGCGTCTTCAGCAAGGCGTACTTGACGGCATAGGACATGGCCTTGCCCGGCCCCTTGTCCTGATCGTCGATGCCATAGCCGAAGCTTTCAACGTCGAAGGAATCAGCCGGGTCATCCACGTTCACGAAGCGCACGGTCATGTGCGCCTCGGTACGGTTGCCGGTCTGGGCCGTCATGGTCTTCACCGGGTAATAGACGATGCCCGCTTCCAGAAGCGCTGGACGGACCTTCGCCGTTACCGCGTCGTGGCTAACGATGCTGTAGCGCATCCCGGCCTTCTTCTCTTTCTGGATGTACGTGATCTGGCCCATCGCTTTAGCCAGACGCTGATGAATGTTCACGCAAGCCTCCATACGCGCACGCCGCCTTCAAGAGTGCGGGTCGCAAACTTGAATTTCTTTTTCGCGCGAAGATAAGCCAGCTTGTTGTTGATCTCGACTTGCTTCATCGGCACGAAGAACGAATCACCCGGCTCCATCGCCTCGGCAATGAGCGTTATTTCAGACTTCGGGCGACCGCGAATTCCCCTGCTGGCCGGAACCGGGATGTCCTTTTCAATCACGATCTGCATTTTGTTCTTCCTGTGTGTGATACTGATCCTCTTCCTTGCGGTGTTTGATAAGCTCTGCGGACGCGAGGATCGTAACGTCGCGCAAATCCATGAAATTGTCTTCGATCGGGTTCGCTATGTAATCAAGCGAAGCGCCGATCAGGTCGTGCAGCAGACCTTCCATCTCCAAGATAGTCATGCTGCACCGTCACCAAGCTCGGCGTGAATCTTGGCGTGCAGTTCACGCCACACGCGATTGATCTCGTTCGCCCGCCGCGTGTACTCGTCGGTGTATTCCTTGGTTTCCCGACGATAGCGCTCTTCAAGATAGCGGTTCATGTGCTCGCGGAAGCTCGACATGATCTCATCGAACTCGGAGAACAAGGCGTTGAGTTCTTTCTGATCGTCCCAGCGTGCCTTGCGATACGGCTCGCATTGTTCCGTCAGCTTCTCGGTGATCTCTTTGAACTCGTCGGAACGCATCTTGTCCACGCGCTCCAACTCCATCCACTTGTTCTCGGTCGATAGCGCAGCGGCCTGACCGGCCAGCATCATGCCAAGCAAGTTATTGAGATTGCTCATGTTCTGCTCCCAGTGCCGCGCTGTTTTTGTTGCGGCGATGGGGATAACTTAATTGTTGGATCGGGGTTGTCAACCGGAAAGTTGCGGGGTATGAATAAAAAAATCACGGAGGTCGGAATGACGGCGAAAGAGCTTATCGAATCCCTCGGCGGGTACGCGGTCGTAGCCCAGCGGCTGAAGGTCGAGTCCTTCAACGTGCGGCAGTACACCTATCGGGGGAAGATCCCGGTAAAATTTTGGCCGAAAATCATAGAGCTTGCACGCGAGCGCGAGGTCGCGGATGTGGACGCGCATCTGCTCATGACGTTGTGGATCGGCGGGCGGTGAGGTACAACATGTCGTTCCTCCCAGAACACTCCCGACTCGGCCCGGTGCTACTGAAGCGCCGGGTCTTTTTCGTGGTGCTATCATGATAACGTTCGTGATAGCGGGCGAGGTGAAGGGCAAGCAGCGCCCGCGCATGACGCGTGGCGGCCACGTCTACACCCCGACGCAGACCCGCGAAGCAGAAGCGATGATCGCCAAGCTGGGGCGCGAGGCAATGGGCGACCGGCCTTTGCTGGACGGCGCTGTAACACTGGGTATCACAGTGTACACAGCACCGCCGGTCTCGGCATCCAAGGCCGCACGCGAACGGATGCTGTCCGGCAAAGAGCATCCGACCAAAAAGCCCGACCTAGATAACATCGTGAAGCTGATTAGCGATGCGCTGAACGGCGTGGTCTACCATGATGACCGGCAGATCGTGATGCTGTGGATCATCAAGGAATACGCCGAGACAGCACGGACCATCGTGAAGATCGGGACGCTTGACACCCACAAGGGTGATCTTTAATGTTGCATTTGCCTCGTGGTTGGGGACCTCGCCGGACGCGGCGTGGATGCTTGAAAATAAGCTCGGTCTCAGGGTTTTTCGGTTCTCCTCCCCTGATGAGCGGGCTTATTTTTTGCCTTGCCCGTAATGATGCGCGAGCGTAAAAAAGAAGTGGGCCGGAGAGACGCCAATCTCTTCCGGCCCAGACCAACGGATGGGGCGTTGGCAAGCGACGGGTGGATCATATCCGTCGTCTGCCGACCCTGCAAGATAGGAGTCGGCCATGTCTCACAAGGCCACACATTGGGCTTGGTCAGTAAGCGGCATCTCGTCGTCCGAGAAGCTGATCTTGCTGGCGCTTGCCGACCGGCACAACGCCGACACGGGCGATTGCTTTCCGAGCTTGGATCGCATCGCGGAAGACACATGCACCAGCCGAGATACCGCGCGGCGGGCGACGCAATCTTTGGAACAAAAGGGATTGCTGTCGAGGTCGCTGGTCTCCGATGTACAAGGTCGCACGCTCGGCTACAGGTATCATTTGCATATGGGGGATAGCACGGTGCTACCGGGAGGGTTGCATGGTGCTACCCCCGAGGGTGGCACGGTGCTACCCAAACCAGTAAAAAAAACCTGTAAAGAAGAACCAACGCTATCTCTTAGAAGCAATCGCGGAACGCGCTTGCCGAACGATTGGTCTCCCACCGACGAGCAATTGTCTTTCGCAAGAGGGCTAGGCGTGGATGGCTACGATCAGGCCGAACGGTTCCGCGATTACTGGATCGCCCAGCCGGGACAGAAGGGCGTCAAGCTGGACTGGAACGGCACTTGGCGGAACTGGATAAGAAGGGCTGCCGAACGGCGGCCTGTACGTGCACCTCAGGAAACACCGTCCGAAATCGGACGACGGCTACTTCGGGAGATTGAACATGAGCAAAGCAGCAGCAGCGCAAGCGATCACAATAATCTGCTCCGCCTATGGTCAGGTGAAGCCTGAGCAAGAGGCTTTCCAGCGCCTCGCAATCGTTGCGCTTGAAGACTTCTCGGACGCCGTTCTGCTGGACTTGGTGAACCCGAAGACCGGGATTATTTCGTCCTCGAAATTTCCGCCCTCGATTGCCGAGATGGTGGACTGGTGCCGAACTCGTACCTACGAGATGGCCCCGCCGGTAGCCCGTATTAACCCGGCCTTGTTGCCCGCCCCTGATTTCTCGGACGACGAGCGCGGGCGGGTGCTGGCGAAGTTCGCGTTGCTGCAGCAAGAGATGTCCGCGAATGCGGGGCGCGATCTTTTTCAAATGTACGTGGCAACGCGGAAACCGGGTGATAAGATCGACGTTCGATCAGCCCATTACCGTGAGTTCTGCGAGGCCCATCGTGTCGCGCTCGTTTGATCTGCCGCCTTGGGATAGAGCCGCGCTCGATTACATGCGGGGCAAGGCGAATGTCGAAGGAACGATGGGCGTCATGCTGGTGGACGGTCCCGAGGCCGTCGCGTGGGCTGATTACTTCGACGGGAATGATCTTCCGTTGAAGGCAAACAATCTTCGGTATCGCGTTTCATCGGGTGCCACATACATGGTGCCGACGCGATGGCCGTGGGAGTACGACACGAGTTGGCATCGCCGCCAGCCCATGTCCGATAGCGTAGTCCGCCGCAAGGGTCGTCCGGCGGACGTCGAAGGAACGAAAGCTGGCGCTGGTTCGCGCTCGGTTTCGGTTGACGAGCCTTTCTGAAAACCATGATCGGAACCCCGATGGCAATCAATCCCACCTATGACAAGACGAATAAGGGCACGCTCCGCAAGAACGAGCGGAAGTCCGAGGACTGGCACCCGGACTATCGCGGAGACGTGAACGTCGAAGGAACGGACTACTGGCTTGACGCCACGCTGAAACAGTGGCCGGACGGGACGCGATACATGAGCTTGAAGCTTCGCCCGAAGGAGCAGCGCTCGGATGCGCCGCGTCCTGTCTCTGCGAGCGCGCCCGTTCGGAGTGCGATTGCCGGCAAGGGCGCCGCCAGCGCGGCTCCGATTGACGACGAAATTCCCTTTTGATTGCCGCGCCGTGCCACAGAGATGGCCCGTGAGCGGCCTTCGATAGGTGCCGCGCTAGGTAGGCAGCGCAAAAAAAAGAGGGGCCTTAGCGCCCCTCTAATTCGTTCCGGCTTTCGCGTCATGCCGCGTGCGGCGGATATGGCATGTTCCGAATGGCGCGGATGATGCGGTCGCGGCGTGCGCGCCAACGCTCCAGTGATGCATTGTTGATGAGCGGATGCACGGTCGCGGTAGACCATGCCCATAGACGCTCGTATCGGTCGCGCACTTCAGGGGTGATGACGCCGACGCGTTCCATACGGTCTACGTCATCCATGCTGTAGCCGGAGCGTATCAGGCCGCGCAGGGAGTGCCGATCAAGGCGGCCTTTAATGGTCAGTGAGCGCATGTTGTCCTCCTGTCAGATGAAAGTTGCCAGCAGCGCGAGGCACGCAAGCCCGATTGCGCCGGATGCCAGGGCGAGTAGTTCGGCGATGCCGATTGCCAGCGAGCGGGCGGCGTTGCGGCGCGCGAGTGCGCGGTTGTAGTCGGAGACGTATCGGATCATATCGCGGCGCATCACATCCCCCGCATGGCAAGGCGAACGTTCGTCCGATTGAAGGGCGCGCCGTCGTTCGTCTTGACGATCCCACACAGAGCAAGGCGGTTGATAAAATCGAGCGCCGCGTCTTCCTTCGTCTTGTTGCTTTTGATGCAATCTCGCGCTGTCAGATACAGGGCTTGGTCATTATTGATCCAAAGCGCCACGTTCCAAGCGTTCCGGTTGCGATGTCCGTTAAAGGGTTTCATTTGCTCTCTCCCATTTTGCCGCGCAGGGCGGTCTATGATCCGGCCTCGCAAGGCCGGACTTTAGACCGTCACACAGTCAGCGTGAAAACGTAATCACCATTAGGCAGCGATCCTTGCCCACCGATCCGACCCCATTGCAACCGCTTCAAAAGCAATTCTGCTGCTACTCTGGCATTGTCTCTTGAGGACAGCGCGTGATCGTAAGCGACAGTTTGCGAGATTGTCCTATCGGCAAATGCTTTGATCCTAGCGCCGCGATGCGTGGTCGGCGGAAGGTAGCGAACTTGAATAGCGCGCATGGTAGGTGCTCCTTATGATGTGTGATTGTTACGCTGCGATCATGCGCGAGCGCATCAGCGAGTTATGTTCCTGATAGCCGGGCAATCCGGCAAGGCGTTCTTGATCGGCGATCATTTCGCGCGCCGTGCGGGTCGCGTTACGCTTCGCGGCAACGGCATGATGCGACGTCGCGTAAGCGTAGACCGTCGCTCCTGTTGCTGGGTTGTGTGCGAAGAAACCGCCGCTTTTGTCGAACTTGTATTCCATTGCTTCCTCCTATAAGCCGCCGGATGGCAGTCTATGAGCGCGCACCGCAATGCGCGCCTTAGACCGTCATGCTTCGACGATGCGCCAATCCGTTCCGTAAGGGCGGAATGCTTTAAATCCCGTGTAATAATGCATCGCCTCTTTGCGCGTCTTAAAGAGAGCCGCGCCTGAAAAGACCTTGCCGAAATTCCAATCGCGCCACGTGCCATCGTTCTGCAGTTTCTGAACCTTAAACATTGTCGTTCTCTCCCATAAGGTCGTTATCGACCATGCATCGAGAATGTCACAACAAGCCCATATCGTCAACAAAAAAATTACACGACAAGGCCGGATCGTTCCGACACTCTGACAACGCATTGAAGGAGCAAGCGAAATGGATGATGGGCAGCCTATGGATGGTCGCAGCTGGAGCATTCTTCCGGCACGATGGACGACTGACAGGCGACTGGCACCGAACGACGTGCGGGTTCTCGGAGCCCTCGGGCTCTATACAAACCAAGCCGGAGTGTGTTGGCCGACGTATGAGACGTTGCAACGCTTCACGAAGCTAAGCCGCAACGCCGTGATGGCAGCAATCAAGCGTCTATCGGACTTCGGATACGTGCGGCACCTGAAGCCGGAGTACTGGCCGGGTCAGAAGAGCAAGTGGCTAACGAACCGCTATCAGGTGCTGTGGCGTGGCGACGATCCGCTTCCGCGCCTCGAGGAACTGCGCGATGCACGGGCGATCAATCTCGGACAGGACCCGGAAGACGACGCCTCAGCCCTCGCGGAGCTGGCACCAAAGAGCACCGACACAGCTCACCAGGACAGCACCAGGACGCATAGTGAAGGGGAGTTTAAGAGGGTTGCGGCGCTGTTTAATCGAGAGCTTGGAAAGTTCGGTTCGTTCGCCGATCTGTCTCTCGCTGTCTCCGATGCGCCTCTATTTATAAGGAGTGTCTCAGGACCGCTTGAACCGGCTCTGTCTCAGCGCGTCGCCGGTTTCGTCGCTCGCCGTGGCTACGCTCCCTCGCGTCTCACACAGATTGTGGACTGACTGCATCCGGTCTGCATACCGTCTGCATCCAGTCTGCATCCACTCGGTATACCGTCTGTCCACGATCGGCATACGAACGGTATACACTCGGCATACACTCGGCATACAGCCAGCATTCAATCAGCACACAATCAGCGCACAGCGGGTATATAAACAGCACACGATATGCGCTCGGGGGAAAACACACACACCTTCCCCCCCCACCCCCTCGCCCTCTGTTCGGGGTAAGTCACTAAACTTTTTTCCCGTTTTCGGAGGCTCGACATCAGCCGCTGTTCTGCGCTGGTCCAACCGCTCTTCTCGGTAGCCCCTTAGGCGTTGCCGAGCGAGCTAAGCAGAGCGTACAATCCATCAACCTCTCTCAGGTTGTTCTTGTTGCTTCGCTCTCCCCCCCACCCCCTCATTTGGCCGAATCAGATTTTTTGTCAAGCTGGCAAGAATACGTATGCGCTACGTATCTGAGGCGTGGCCTAGAGTCGTTGTCCGTGCTGTCCACAACTTAGCGGGCTTTCCTTTGCTGTGGCCTGTGTTACAACTTTCGTGTTGACCACGGAGAGCTTGATGCGCGGTGTTCGGAAGTATCGTTCCGGCTTGGCTTCGCCTGACGAGAACAAGAAGGGCGCGGTTCTGACGGAGTTGGAACTGATCGGCGGGTCGAAGATCACCGACGTGCTGCAATGGGATTCGTCGGGCAACGTGTATCTGACGGCGACGGATCAACTGCCGGATCACGTGCGGCGGGCGATCAAGAAGGTGAAGGTCACGCCGAACAAGGACGGCCACAACTCCATCGAAGTCGAGATGCACGACAAGATCGCCGCACTCCGCTTGCTGGCCAAACATCACGGCCTGATGGAAGTTGCCGAAGACGTAAACCGTCCGTCGATCATCGGCATCAATCTGCATGGGCCGGGATCGCCAGTGACCACGTACAAGGTCGAAGAGAAACAGGAAGAAGACGAGTGAGAGCCAAAGGCGCTACCGCCCGCAAGCGGGATGTCGATCACGAAGCCCTCGCGGGTATGAACTTCGACTTCTCGCAAAGCCCGACCGTCTGGTCGTTCTTGCACGACGATTCGTTCTTCCGAGGTCTGCTGGGACCGGTGGGTTCCGGCAAGTCCTATGCGTGTGCTGCAGAAGTCATTCTGCGTGCAGTGAAGCAGCCGCCCAGCCCCATCGACAACATCCGTTACAGCCGCTTCGTCGTGGTGCGTAACTCGTACCCTGAGTTGCGGACGACCACGATCAAGACGTGGACCGAGATATTCCCCGAGAACGTCTGGGGTCCGATGCGCTGGTCTCCCCCGATCACGCACCATCTGAAGCTGCCGCCGCGCGACGGCATCCCCGGTCTGGACGCGGAAGTCATCTTTCTCGCCCTCGATCAGCCCAAAGACGTGCGCAAGCTGTTGTCGCTGGAACTGACGGGTGCGTGGGTCAACGAAGCCCGCGAACTGCCGCTGGCGGTCATTCAGGGCCTGACGCATCGCGTCGGTCGCTATCCCACGAAGGCCAACGGCGGTGCGCCGTGGCGCGGCATCTGGGCCGACACGAACCCGATGGACTCGGATCACTGGTGGTTCCGTCTTTCCGAGAAAGAGACCATCAAGGGCAAGTTCAAGTGGACGTTCTTCAAGCAGCCGCCGGGCATGATCGAATGCCTGTCGGACGACGACGGTGCAATCCATGCCGCCGGTAAGTGGTGGCGTGTGAACCCCGACGCGGAGAACATCAACAATCTGCCGCTGGGATACTATGACCAGCAGCTTGGCGGCAAGAATCTCGACTGGATCAAGTGTTACGTCGCTGGCGAATACGTCTACGTCCAAGAAGGCAAGCCGGTCTGGCCGGAATACGCCGACAGCCAGATGAGTGTGGACAAGATCGACTACGCGCCCGATCTGCCGTTGCACATCGGAATCGACTTCGGACTGACCCCGGCAGCCGTCTTCGGACAGCGCACGCGATCCGGTCGCTGGAACATCATCCATGAGATCGTGGCCTTCGACATGGGCCTAGAGCGCTTCGGCCACATGCTGCTTGGCGACATCCACCAGCGGTTTCCGAAGGCGCAGATCTTCATCTGGGGCGACCCGGCGGGCATGGCACGTGACGGCATCTTCGAAGTCACGGCCTTCCAGCATCTGAAGTCACTGGGCTTGAACGCCCAACCTACCCAAAGCAACGACTTCATGGTGCGCCGTGAAGCGGGCGCAGCACCGATGCAAAGGTTGATCGATGGCAAGCCGGGTCTTTTGGTGGACGCTAGCTGTGTTCGTGTTCGGAAGTCTCTCGGTGGTGGCTATCACTTTAAGCGCATTGGCGTCGGCGGTGGGACTGACCGCTTTCGTGATGCACCTAATAAGAACGAACACTCGCACGTGGGCGATGCCTACGGCTATCTCATGCTCGGTGGCGGGGAATATCGTGTTCTGACGCGCGGTCAGACTGCACACCATCCGCATAAAACATTCGTAGCCACGATGGACTTCAATGTCTTCTGAGCTTATCGACAAGATGAATAAAGTATTACCGCCGGAATGCAGGGCGGTAATCTTCCATTGGGGCCATCTTCATCTGATGGAGCTTGCGGAAGATCAGAAGTTGACTATGCAGCACATTCCTGACTACGCAAAGACAATCCAGCACTACGCTGATGTCGGGCATAGCTGCACTGTTCTTCTTGAAGGCAAACCGGCACTGTCGTTCGGTACGATCAATCTCTGGCCGAACGTCTACGAGTTATGGATGATTGCCGACCAAGTGTCCGTAAAGAAGAAGCCGAAGACTTTGACGAAGTACGCGGCGCGTGCCGTGAAGATCGTAGAGTTCATGCTTCAGCCGCAGCGTTTGCAGCTAGTAGTGCGCCGTGATAATTTCTCGGCTTGCAAGTGGGCGCGTGCCATCGGCTTTGAGGAAGAAGGCACGGTTCGAAAGTATACACCGGACGGGCGCGATTGCGTCTTCTACGCGAGGATCAGATAATGGGCGCGATGTTCTCCAAACCGAAGATGCCTGACACTTCCAAACAGGAAGCCGTCATGGCGAAACAGGAAGAGCGCATTGCGCAGCAGGAGACGGAGAAGACCCGGCAGCTTCAGGCTCGTCGTCGCGCTGTCGGTCGTGGCGGAATGTCCGCTCTTCTCAGCCCTGACCGTCCGAACGCGGAGCAGGGTCTCCAGTCCACGCTCGGCACCGGCGGCATGTAATGGTTGCCAAGAAGTACCAGAATCCTGAAGGCGGCTTGAACGCGGCGGGACGTGCGTACTTCAAGCGTACCGAAGGCGCGAACCTGAAAGCCCCCGTCAAGGGCGCACCGAAGGGCCGCGAAGAACTCGGTCGCAAGGCCAGCTTCTTGGCGCGCATGGCGGGTAATCCCGGTCCCGACTACGACGACAAAGGCCGTCCGACCCGCAAGCTGTTGTCGCTGCGGGCATGGGGCGCGAGTTCTACGGCTGATGCGAAGGCCAAGGCCAAGCGTCTGTCAGAGCGTTTGAAGAACATGAAGGACTGACCATGCCTGAGATTTGGGACAAGAAGCGTCCGAAGGGCCTCGGCCCCAGCAAGAAGCTGTCGCCGGAACAAAAGGCGTCCGCGAAGGCAATGGCCGAAAAGGCCGGTCGCCCCTATCCGAACATGATCGACAACATCCGCGCTTCCATGAAAGGGAAGAAGTGATGCCTATGGATTATGAAGACGAAGAGATGGACGACTTCCCGATGATGGCCAAGCGCAAGATGATGCGCATGATGAAGGCCAAGCAGATGGAAGATGAATCCGACGACATGGAGAAGGAGTCGGAACTGACCGTCTTCAAGATCGAAATCAATGTCGGCGGCTCTAAGGAGAAACAGTGATGCCTTTGAAGTCCGGTTCGTCCGACAAGACCATCTCCGCGAACATCCGCAGCGAGATGAAGAAAGGTACTCCGCAGAAGCAAGCTATTGCTATTGCGCTTTCGAAGGCCGGCAAGGCTCAGAAGCAGCAGAAGACGAAGTAAGGATACAGTCATGGCGCGTATGAAAGTCGAAGACATCATCAAGCGTTCTTCGCTTGCCAATGCGCGCAAGGACGAATGGCGCACGATTTACGAAGAGTGCTACGAGTATGCGCTGCCGCAGCGCAACTTGTACGATGGATACTATGAGGGCGGTACGCCGGGTCAGAAGAAGATGCAGCGCGTCTTCGACTCGACCGCCATCGACTCGACGCAGCGTTTCGCCAACCGTATCCAGTCCGGTCTGTTCCCGCCCTATCGGTCGTGGTGCCGTCTGCAAGCGGGCAATGCGATCCCGCCCCAGCGCCGTGGTGAGATCCAGATCATTCTGGACGCTTACAACGAGCAGATGTTCAACGTGATGCGGCAGACGAACTTCGACCTTGCGATGTCGGAGTTTTTGTTGGACTTGGCGGTCGGCACTGCCGTGATGTTGATCCAGCCCGGTGACGAGACGACGCCGATCCGCTTTACTCCGGTGCCGCAGTATCTGGTGGCGCTGGAAGAAGGCCCGCACGGCACGGTCGATAACGTCTACCGCAAGCTGCGCATCAAGGGCGAAGTCATCGAACGCCAGTGGATGGATGCCAAGATTTCGGCTGATCTCAAGGCGCAGATCGCCCGCAAGCCGACCGACGATGTAGAACTTCTTGAAGCCACTGTCTACAACAAGGACATGGGGCTTTACTGCTACCACGTCATCCATGAGAAGACCCGTAGCGAGTTAGTGTATCGCACTATGAAGGTCAGCCCGTGGATCGTGGCCCGCTACATGAAGGTGGCCGGTGAGGTCTACGGTCGTGGTCCGCTCATCTCCGCGATGCCTGACATCAAGACGCTGAACAAGACGCTGGAGCTTCTGCTGAAGAATGCGTCTCTGGCGATTGCCGGTGTCTATACGGCGGCTGACGACGGCGTGCTGAACCCGCAGACCGTCCGCATCCAGCCCGGCGCGATCATTCCGGTTGCCCGCAACGGTGGCCCGACCGGCCCGTCGCTGATGCCGCTCCCCAAGGCCGCAGACTTCAACGTCTCGCAGATTGTGATCCAAGATCTGCGTATGAACGTAAAGAAAGTTCTGCTGGACGATACGCTCCCCCCCGACAACATGTCTGCCCGCTCGGCCACCGAGATCGTGCAGCGCATGAAAGAGTTGTCGCAGAACCTCGGTAGCGCCTTCGGTCGTCTGATTACGGAAGCGATGATCCCGATCATCAACCGTATTCTGTTCATCATGGACGAGCAGGGCCTGATCCAGATGCCGCTCAAGGTGGACGGCCAACAGGTCAAGGTCGTGCCGGTCAGCCCGCTGGCACAAGCTCAGAACATGGACGAAGTAAACGACGTGCTTCAGTTCATGCAAGTCGTGGCGATGATGGGACCGGAAGCGCAGATCGCGCTGAAGAAAGACAACATCATCGACTTCATCGCCCAACGTCTCGGCGTCCCGGCCAATCTCTTGACCACTCAGGAAGAGCGGCAGATGCTGATGCAGCAGATGGCACAGGCCGCGCAGCAAGCGATGGCGATGCAAGGCGGTGCCGAAGGACAGATGGCTCCTCCTGAAGCAGGTATGATGCAGTGACCGATTGGGATGTCATTCGAGACTTCGCCACTCCGATAAAGGGTGGCGATGCACAATCCGACATGGACAAGTTGTACGCTCACTTGTTCACGTCGCCCGAAGGCCAGAAGGTTCTTGCTGACCTTCGGAGTCGCACCATCGAACAGCCGTCATGGTATCCCGGCGAAGACGCTTCGCACGGGTTTGCGCGTGAAGGCCAGAACTCGATTGTGCGGATGATTGAAGAGCGGATCAAACGCGCGAGGATGTAATGGCAGACGAACAGACAACTCCGGCCCAAGGGTCTGAGGCGGTAGCCGAAGTCTCTGAGGACAACCGGGGCCTGTTGGCTATCGAACCCGAAGCCGAAGCCGATCCCAACGAAGTAGAGATTCCGCACCTTGAAGGTCAACAGACCGAACAAGCGGCGGAAGAGACCGAAGAGAAAGAAGAGTGGGTTCGTCCCGATTACTGGCCGGAACAGTTCTGGTCGGATGACGAAGGACCCGACGTAGAGAAGCTGGCGAAGAGCTACCAAGAGCTTCGCGCGAAGATGTCGCAGGGCAAGCACAAGGCCCCTGCTGACGGCAAATACGATCTTGGCGTGTTCAAGAGCGCCGGGGTGGACGAGAAAGACGAGCTTCTTCAGAAGTATGTGGATAAGGCCAAAGACCTCGGCATGTCGCAGGACGCCTTCGAAGAGATGGCGAAGCTGTACATGGAAGAGGTCGGTGCTGCTTTCGAACAGGTTGCGGTCAACCGCGAAGCTGAACTGAAGAAGCTCGGCCCGAAAGCCAACGACATCTTGAAGGCCAACAACCAGTGGCTGACCAAGTTGTCGCGTGGTGTCCTTACTCAGGCGGAAACCGATGCAATCGTAAAGGCTTCCGGCTCTGCGGCGTTCGTGTCGGCCCTGAACAAGATCCGTCAGGCGTCTGGCGAGATGGCGATCCCGACCGATGCTGCGGTCGTCGGTGACGGAGCGCCTTCGAAAGAAGACTTGTACGCAATGGTCGGTGATCCGCGTTACGGCAAAGACATGCAGTACACGCGGAAAGTCGAATCGCTGTTTGCGCAAGCATTCGACGCAACGCCTATGCGTTGATTGACTAGATCGGACGGGTGAGCTTATAGTCCATCCGTCCGACAACCTAGCGATAGACCGGACGGCACAAGGTCGGGACACCTTAAAGTCCAAGTAGACAGCCCCTCGCGGAGAACTGTCGCGCCGAACCCCTAGTCGAACTCCATCAGGAGAGTAACAATGTCGCTTCAGATTTCGAGCGCCTTTGTCACCCTGTTCGACGCGGAAGTTAAGCAGGCGTATCAGGGCCAGCGCGCCCTCGCCGGTCTTATCCGCGAGCGTTCCGGTGTCGAAGGCTCCACCGTCAAGTTCCCCAAGATCGGCAAGGGCGTTGCCACGCAGCGCATCCCTCAGGCTGATGTCACGCCTCTGAACGTGTCCTATTCTCAGGTCACGGCCACGATGCAGGACTTCATCGCCGCCGAATACTCGGACATCTTCAACCAGCAGAAGGTCAACTTCGATGACCGTCGCGAACTGGTTCAGGTCGTGTCCGGTGCCATCGGTCGTCGTATGGACCAGATCGTGATCGCCGCGCTTGAAGCGTCCGGCACCACGCTGACCGTTGACGAAGACCTCGGCGGCACGAATGCCTCGCTCAACGTCGCCAAGCTGCGTCGGGCGAAGCGCCTCCTTGATGCGAACAACGTCCCGATGGATGGCCGCGTGGCCCTCATCCACGCGCGTTCGCTTGAAGGTCTGCTGGGTGAGACGGCGGCTACGTCGGCTGACTTCAACACCGTTCGTGCGCTCGTCGCGGGCGAGATCAACACCTTCCTCGGCTTCCGGTTCGTCACCATCGGCGACCGCGATGAAGGTGGTCTCGGCTTCGGCTCTGCGAACATCCGTCAGAACTGGTTCTTCCATCGTGATGCTGTCGGTATGGGCATCGGCATGAACTCCAAGACCGAGATCAACTACGTCCCTGAAAAGACGTCGTTCCTCGTCGCTTCGATGTTCTCGGCCGGTGCGGTTGCCATCGACGCCGAAGGCATCGTGAAGGTCGAAACCTACGAAGCGTAAGGAGAGGCCATCATGGCATTCGATATTGCTAACTTCGGCCCCCTTGGTGGTCAGTCTCGCCGTGGCAAGGCTCCGATGTGGTGGACCTACACCACGACGGACGCTCACACCGCTGTGGATGCTGCCGGTTACTTCGGTAGCTCGTATGGCGGCGTGTACAACCACCTTGAAATCGGAGACGTGATCTACGTCTGCGTGACCTCGGGCGGTGCGCTGTCCACGGCTGGCGTTCACATCGTAAAGGACAAGGCGTCCGGTACGGTTGACGTTACCAACGTCACGGCCTTCACGGTCACTGACTCCGACTAATCTCTGATGGCAAACGCCATCTACGAGACCAAACACCGGGGTTGCGCCATCGTCTGTGGCGCAGCCCCTTCTCTATTTGCCGATCTGGAAGAGGCACGGCGACTGCGCCCCGATGCCGACATCTACGGGTGCAACAATACCGCCGCACTCGTACCGGAAATCGTACATGTCTGGACTCATCATCATACGCTTGCTGGCCAATTCAAGCGGGATGCCAAGAGACCCATTTTCGTACACGGCAACACGCAGTACCCCGACATCGACTACTTCTGGCCAGCACATTGGATCTGTGGTTCGTCTGGCGTTGGCTCGGCTTTGTGGGCCAAGTGGCTTCTTGGCTACGATGAAGTCATCATGTGCGGGATTCCGCTCACACCGGAGAGCAAGATATACGTCGATGGTTACCCGACCAAGCCGATGCGAAACAATCAAACGGAATGGGCGCACGACGGGAACTTCAATACGTGGCATCGTCAGGTACTCATTCGCAAAGATGAAGGCCGCTTTGTCGGCATCACGTCGATGTCTGGCTGGACCAAGGAAACGTTCGGTAGCCCGAAATGATTAGAATCATCACCGTCCTGAAAAGCGGCGGCGAGTATACGTATAAACACGTAGAGGCACTGCGCCAGATGTGCGCGGATCATGCTGGTATTCCGCACGACTTCGTGTGCTTGTCCGATCTGAAGCGCGGCGACGTGGTGCCGCTGACGGAGAACTGGCCCATCTGGTGGTCCAAGATGGAGATGTTCAAGCTGCCGGGACCGTGCATCTACTTCGATCTGGACACGATCATCTGCGGGTCGCTTGAACAGGCTAGCCAGTTGGCCAGCCGAGTACCGTTCGCCATTTTGCGGGATGCCTATCGCGGCAAGCACAATCCCTATGCGATGCAGTCAAGCGTGATGATGTGGAGCGAGAACATGCGTCCGCTTTACACAGTGTTTGCTACCGATGCGCGGCGCTACATCAAGATGAAGGGCGGCGATCAGGCGTTCATTGAAGAAGTGCTACGTACAACTACGTACATCCAAGACGAGTTGCCGGGTCAGTTCGTCTCGTACAAGGTAGACGTGCGCGGCAAGGGCGTGCCGAAAGATGCGCGGGTGATCTTCTTCCACGGCCAGCCCCGGCCTTGGGATCAGAGCGAGGTGCCGTATGTTTACGATGATCGACGGTTGGCACGTACCGGCTGACGACAAACGCGCATTCGGCGCGATCATGTTGGAGTCCGCGTCGATTCCGCGCGTGGCTCGACAGTGCAAGCATCGTCGGACGTGCTTACAGGCTGGCGGCAACATCGGGCTGTTCGCCTCGGTTCTGTCACGCTTCTTCCAGACCGTGCACACATTCGAGCTTGATCCCGACAACTTCACGGCGCTCAAGATGAATGTCGGCCATCTTGAGAACGTCATTACGCGCAATGCGGCACTGACGGACTTTCACGGTACTGTCGGTGTCGATAGGGTCAAGCCGAACAATATCGGCGCGCATCAGGTCAAGACGGACGGCAGCATTCCGACCGTAATGATTGACGATCTTGGATTGCAAGACCTTGATCTGCTGTGGCTCGACATCGAAGGATCAGAGCATTCTGCTTTGCTTGGTGCGACCAAGACGCTGCATGAGTGCGAGCCGGTAGTCGTTCTTGAATTGAAGGGCTTGGGTCTGCGATACGGATACTCGGATCAGGCTACATTCGACCTGATGGATTCTTTGGGGTATAAGGTCTCAGAGAAGATCGGTCGAGATTACATCTTCGTGAGGTCGTGACGTGGCAACCGGCGATACCAAGCTAACGATCTGCAACGACGCGCTCATCATGCTGGGTGGCCGCGTGATCTCCTCCTTCAGCGAAGGCACCGACAACGCACAGGTGGCCGACCGTCTGTACGACGACAT